CACTGCTACTGCTGTCACTTATAACCGATTTGGATTCGGATACATATTCGAGGGCAATGGATTCGTCTACATCCACGGTACTAAGACCAACATCCACGGTACTAAGACCAACATCCATGGTACTAAGACCAAGGTCTACTGCGCCAATCTCTTCTACCTCCAAAACAATCTCCAAATCTTTGATACTGAGCTTCTTCTTATTGGTTCGGGAACCTTCACCGGAATATTCGCGCAAAATAATAGAGGCGTCTTCATCCAAAGTGAAGTGTTTATTGATATTGTTCAAGAAAAATGTATTGTTAGTCAAAAAATCAACGTCATCCGCAATGTTGTATTTAAAATCCCGCTGCACTGCGAGTGCCGACCCATAATATTCTACGCCATGAACCCACCTGTGTGTATCTTTCATCATGGATGTCAGATAAGAGAAAAATCCATCCACATAAGACGAATTGTTCACATCAAGGACTTTGGGTAAGCAAGTTTCCGTAGTTGAACCGAGTTTAGGAAGTGTTTTGAAGACGGAATTTTCTAAATCATATTTGCCACGCAAATAATTGAGGGGGTCCAAAAGTGGAGAAAATTTGACAAAGATGTCTTTTTCCACCAATTTATCTTCATTGTCGGTAACTGTTTTCAAATCATGAATATGGTATTTATGGTTTAGTGCAATCCGATTATAATTGGATTCATCCATTTCGAAAAATCGGCTATACACGGGGTTATAATTTTGGATTTCACTAATATTCAACATTTCTAAATTTATTTTTTTGGCTTTTTTATAAAAAATACTAAATTTGGAGTCCATTTATATTTTACGCTAAAAGATAAATTTAGGTGTATTGAACTAATCGTTTCAAATCATCATTTTTTATCTTTATTTTACATATAATATTTAACTTTTAAAAATGACACTTGAATTAAGAAAATTTGATATGCGTGCAATCACATTTGACCCGAAAGAAAATAAGGGCCCAGTTATCGTGTTGATTGGACGTCGTGACACCGGCAAAACCTTTTTGGTCAAAGATTTACTGTATCATCACCAGGATATTCCTATTGGCACCGTCATTTCCGGGACAGAAGCCGGCAACGGTTTTTACGGAAAACTGGTTCCCAAACTTTTTATCCACGAAGAATACAACACCATTTTAATAGAGAATGTTTTGAGACGTCAGAGAACTGTTATGAAGCAGTGCCAGACCGAGATGGAGACTTACAAGAAGTGCACCATTGACCCGCGCACCTTCGTCATTCTTGATGATTGTTTATACGATAATAGTTGGACCAAAGATAAGTTGATGAGGTCCTTGTTCATGAACGGTGAATTGTTTGCCTAAGTCATTCCAAAAGAATGGCTAGTGTATTTAGGGTATTGAACCCTTTATATGCAACACGTCCAAATTGCGGAGACGTCTTGATTTAGAACTTTGTTCTATAGAGGTTTATACTACTAAACGGCATTAGAAATAGTGTCGTGGTTTATGCTAACCACATAAAGTATAGTAAAAAGGTATAAAATAGAGATAACCCGCAGCAAGTCATCTAAGTCCGCAAATGGTAAGGATATGATGATTGTTCAACGACTAAATGCCCGTGGGGTTGAGTAATCTAACCAATTACGATGATGCCTTAAAATATAGTCTAAACCCATTCGAGAGAGTGCAATGCCCATTCAAAAAGCATTGGTTTAATGATTTCAGAAAGAAATATCTGAATGAAAATGGTATAATTGAGACACTGGAAAGTGATGTTGATCATCACGATGCAATACCCATTGGGTATCCCGCCCAATCTCCGCACCAATATTGATTACGTTTTTATTTTGCGAGAGAATTATTTATCCAATCGTAAGAAGATTTGGGAGAACTATGCGTCTATGTTTCCCACACTGGAGTCATTTTGCACCATTATGGACCAAACAACCGAGAATTATGAGTGCATGGTCATATCCAACAACGCCAAATCCAACAAGATTAACGACCAAGTGTTCTGGTATAAGGCGGCGGACCGCCCCGATTTCAAATTGGGGTCAAAAGAGTTCTGGGAATTATCCAAGAATTTGGCTGACGATGATGGAGACGAATATGACCCAAATGCAAAGAGAAAGCAAAAGGGGCAGAATATAACGGTGAAAAAGACCACAGGCAAATGGTAAGTAGGGAAACCTACGGACTCGCTTCGCTTACCCCCTTTGACCCCTTCCCTTCTTTAAATATCGCTTCTCCAAATTGAGAAGCGATATTTTAATAAACGTTTCCCTTCCCTTTAAATCTTGCTTCTCAACTTGGAGAAGCGAGATTTTATAGAGATGAGAACCCGCGGTTTGAGAAGCATAAAAAGAATCTATTTGTAAGTGACCCATATTATAAAATTGATATAAAAATTCACTACAACACAATAACTAATTATGAAAAATGTCTTGTTGTTTATGTATAATTATTATTGTTTTGATGTTAGTAGTCTTGAATGAAATTGGAAAATATGTAAATGAGGACGGTGATATAATTTTAACACCCAATCAGTTGCGTGGTATGATTGTTGAAGACATTGTAGAAAAACATTACACCAGCATTTATGATACCGTTATTGATGGTGCAGTAACAGGAAAAACTGTTGCATACTTTACTATTATGTGTTTTCAAAGTGAAGGTATCTGCGATTACGACGGATTCCAAGTATGGACTCAGCGTCGGTACAAAGACTCAAAACCAAATATTAACCAAGAACTAGTAAAAACCCAACTTATCGAAAAATTACAAAGTTCATTTCCTGGCAGCAATATTACAAAGGGTTATAAAAATTGTTGCGACCAATACAGAATAAATTGGTGATTCGGAAACACCTTTTATGATTTACACCTATTTTCACACATCATAAAACAACTGGATTGTTTCAATTGTTTTGTTTGTTGTATTTTCGGGGTTTATCCAGTAATTTATATGTTCTTCCAAAGTATTTAATCTTTGTTTCCATTCATCCTTTTTTGATTTTTTTACGATGCATATTCCCTTCTTGTCTTGACCCCAACACGAAGTTATATTTGTTCCATCTTTTTCATAATCATCTGGATTAAATCGGATAAATACTATGGGTCTGTGTCCCAAATCTTGTGATAATTCCATTATGCGTTTATTTTGACAACTGCAATCATATTCAGTATGCTGATTTTCATCTATTTCTATAATTACAATTTGGTATAACAAATCCAATAATAAATCGGGTCTTCTTTTGGAACAACCACCTGATACTATTTTGTCTGCTATCCAGTTATGATAGGGGAATTTTGTTTTGATGTGTTCAACCACGGAATATTCTTTGGTTTTATAATTGCGTGATACTGGTTTATCTGGAAACAAGTTCATATAACAAAAGAGACAATAACCATCATATTTTTCTTGAACTAGTGTTGAACACCAAGAACTTTTACATGTTTGATGTTTCACATCAACCATGCCTTCTTTTTTGTGTGCATTACAATACAATGCTTTTGTCTCGCCTTCTTTGTTAAATGTTGGTCTAACATTACACTCAAGACAAGTTTTGCTAATAACATCAACCATTCCATCTTTTTTGTGTGCTGAACAATACAATGCTTTTGTTTCACCTTCTTTGTTAAAATAAGGTATTTTCTTACACTCAAGACAAGTTTTGTGTTTCACATCTACCATTCCGTCCTTTTTGTGTGCATTACAATACAATGCCTTTGTTTCACCTTCTTTGTTAAAAGAAGGTATTTTCTTACACTCACTACAAGTTTTGTTTTTCACATCTACCATTCCGTCCTTTTTGTGTGCATTACAATACAATGCTTTTGTCTCGCCTTCTTTGTTAAAATTTGGTCTAACATTACACTCAAGACAAGTTTTGCTTTTCACATCAACCATCCCTTCCTTTTTGTGCGTTGAACAATACAATGCTTTTGTCTCACCTTCTTTGTTATAATTTGGTCTAATTTTACAACCATTTTCTTTACACATTTGTCTATTTATTATATAGTTAATAGACAAATATTTAAATCAATTTTAAATGAGACTCACCTTAAGGGAAGGGGTCATAGGGGAAACCGTAGGTTTCCTTTGTTTCCTTAGAGGAAAACGGTCTTACCATAATCAACTTTTTTCCCCGACGATAGTAACGGCCGTTGCGGATATCCATTTTCTTTTAAAAATGTCTCCATTTTTGTAACTAAATCACCCATTAAAGCAGTTTCCTTAATCATTGACAAGAATGCATACGTCATCGCACCCGACGCCATTGTCTTTCCATTGACTGGCGCAACCGTATCCGCGCTCAATTGTTTGTCGGTGCAACCACTTATCATGTATACATCGCCAACCGTTTCCGATTCGTTTGTATTGTCTGGATATCCATATGTATAACGCAAGTCCAGCATAGTTCCGCTAAAACAACTGTCGAAAAGCGCCACCAATTTTGCTCCAGGTTTTAATGTGTTGCGTATCAATTTGTTTAGTTCGTCGTCTAATATGCAGGTATTTATCGAAACTGCATCTATTGGCACAATGAGTTCGTCTTGGCCATCTGTCTCATCCTTGTTCAAATCCGTCGTGCATGTTCCGTGACCACTAAACATGAAAAACGCGGTGTCTCCAGATTCAGTATTTGAGAGAAGTGTTTGCAAACCTTTCAAAATGTTTTGTTTTGTCGGTTTTTCGACGGTTTCGTCATTTAATAACGCGACATTGGTAAAATTATATTTATTTTTGAGGAGGTCTTCTATATTTTTCGTGTCATTGATGCATCCATACAATTCGTTCACAGTTCCAGTATAATTGATTCCGACCAAAAAGGCCGTTCGTTTTTTTGGCATTTCTTTTTTATACTTGTCAGTCAATCTTTTCAAATTTGCATTGGACGCATTGATTGCTGCATTGATTAAATTTTTTTTCATTATATTGCTGATTCGCATCAAATTGATTTTGCGAATCGTAGCATTCAATTCTGCTTGAAGTAGGGCAACATTTGCGGTGTATATTTCGGTTACTGTTGGCATTATAATATATGTATTATAAAAAAAACAGATAAATATATAAACCAATCTATTTTATACAATCCGGATTTCTCAAAAATGGATGAAATGCTTCGATAACTATCTTTATTTATAATATAAATGTCAAAATATTCACATGTTTTAGAACAAATGGATAATGGAGTGCGTGAGACAATTCGCGATGCAAATGACATTTTTGATAGTGAGCTATATGTTCCTCTTGAAAAAATGCGTGAAAATCCAAAATTTGCAAAATCGCGTATTAACGATTTCAATGAACCAATAATGATGACCGAACAATATGTAGATATTAAAAATTCTGCAAAAATGAGTTATGATTCTACAATATTAAAAATTCTGCAAAAATATGTAGAACATTATAAATTTATAGATAATTTTACAAAAGATAAATCAAATTATATGATAGATTGTTTGAATTTTGCAAAAACAATGTTTTCTGAAGATTATAAATTATTCTTGAAATCTCACATTTTTCCAAATAGCTTTTTAGGACAAAACCGTGAAAATGGTTGGCCGCATCATAGAACTGCTTCTGACTTCTTATATAATATTATGACAAGTGCTTTGCAACATCCACAACTAAATACCCAACAGGTAAAATGGGACGTTGATAGAATATAATCCCGTAACTCCAAATAAATCTGTGGATAAAAAAGAAATTGACGTTTTTTTCAAATCAATAACCAAGAAACAAAAGTCTGGTGGAAACAAGAAAAAGTCTAGTAAAACAATGAAGATAAATAAAAGATAAACAAAAAGCGAGTAAATATGTTTTTTTATATTTGTAAAATATAATTTACAAATATAGTCTACGCATCCAATAAAAAAGACAGCTCACTAATATGTTGCGTCTTTTTTATTTTTCTCGTGCTAAAAATACTATAATCGTTGAACATATAAATATTCTCAACGTTGTTTAAAATGTCAGTGTTATGCAATGGAATCGATGGTCCAGTATGTATCGCAATAATGTTTTTGACATTTGTTCCTATAGCCGCGACATCTTTTACTGATAAATGCTGAGCCGACAATATATCTTCATTCACAGTTTCGGATGTTACAATTTTGTATTTTTTGCTGAGATTTATTATAAACTGGTTCCATTCATTTCTGTCATAATTTATTTGTCCACTTAAAGGCGTAGAATTTATTATGAGAATGTCTATATTTTTATATTTATCATCCAAATTGTCGTATCTTTTCAACAAATCATCATCCTTGTATTCAAATTTCTCTACTTGAACCGGAATATTGTGATTTTGTAAAAAAACATTGAACATTAAACATAAAATATGTTCAATTGAAAAACAAGATAAAATATGTTCAATTGAAAAACCGGGTTTACAAATTTCATACACCGTTCTTTGCCATAAAACATATCCAATGTCTTCCCAAGGCAAAATGATTATGTTTTTCGAACAATTCATTTCCGATAAATTTTGGTGATATTGCTCATGACATCGATAATGTATTATTATGTTGTTTGATTCAATATATTCTTTTATTTGGTAAAAAAAAATAAAATTTATAATATTGTCACCCAAATGATTAAATGATTGGACGTTTATTATTGTTGTCATTTTATAGATTATATTTTAATTATACTTTATATAAATTTACATGTTTATAAATAAAATTCAAACCCGATAATAAATAAGCATATAATACCCTTTTGCAAAATTCCACGTGAGAAGTTTACCCCCGTCTTCCGACCCTTTGAACTGCCAATTAAAATCGGTATTTATCTTGTCTTTCCAATCCATGTATGTCAGTCGGTGGAAACTCATCCCGTCATAGGCCATCTCCTTCTTCTCGCACGTCAACAATGAAGAGAAATGGTTTTTCTTAGTATCTCGGATGATGCAACTATCGAGTGAATATTTTGCACCATTTAATACAAAACTGGTTTTCTTATTGGTCGTTGGCTCGTCATCATTGAAGAATTCCAAAATAATTACGTCGGGTGAATGGGTTCCTTGGATTTTTAATTCCCAGTCGACACCCGAATCCTGCAAAAATAGGACAGGCAAATTGCGATTACCCAGATAATCGATTAAACTCAAGTAATACCGGATTGGATTACCGGCTTCATCTACGTCACGAATATAGTAATATTTGTCTTTGTATTCTTCCGGAACAGAATCGTAGATTTGTTGGATAATGGCATTCGTGTTCAAAACATAGGCGTATTTGTTGCCGGTTAAACACGCATCAATGGCGTAATTGAAAAGTGCGAACCCGTCTCTCAAAACCAGTGGTATCAAATTGCCTCCCTTCTGCTTTCCCTCAATCATCATTTGTCTCAGAAAATGGAAGAATTTGCGGCCTTTATCCGAGATGAACAATGACACAAACATTGTGTTGAACCAGCAATTCGCAAGTTCCTGGATAGGTGTAACAATTTTGTTGGGGTCCACGTGTTTATTTGCCTTCAGATTTTTGAGCATGTATTTTTTGGCGACGGGGTCATCGTATGGATAACATGTTTTTTTGCCAGAATCATTGGGGACACCAATCTTCAGCGGGGCTTCAAGCAAGAATGCGCGCTGATTGTTGCAATTGAACACGGGGTTTCTCTGAACCGATTTCAAAGAGACGAGTTCTTTGTTAATTGACGGACTATACGAACTTGCACTTTCATTAATTTTTTCGCTGAGTTTTACAATTGTTTGTGGTGTCCGGTGAGAGAGAACCAAAATTTCTTTTTTTTGTTTCTTTGTTTTGTTGTGTTGACGTAATTTCTTCCGGTTTGTTTTTTTTTCTAAACCAGGTTTCATTTTAATATATTGGTAGAAAATAATCAATTCTTGAAACTTTCTCATTCACAAAGGCGGGCTTGTGAAACGCCCACTTTTTAGTGCAGCAAAGGGTGGTGCATAAATGGTCGGTGCATAAATGATGGTCGGTGCATAAATGGTCGGTGCATAAATGGTCGGTGCATAAATGGTCGGTGCATAAATGGTCGGTGCATAAATATGTAAATGTGTAAAACAGTTTAGAAAAAAATAACAATATAATTTATATGAAAACCATCATTATTGGTGCCGGCGTAGCCGGCTTAACCATCGCGTCCAAACTTCAGAACGATGACTACATTATATTGGAAGCAAGAGAACGTATCGGCGGTCGCGTTTTTACGAACGATAAAAACATTGACGACGGCGCGGCGTGGGTGCACGGTTTGTGCGATAATCCTCTGACAAATTTGTTGTTGTCAGATGACCTTATTCCGGTCGCCGAATGCAACCCGTGGATGCATTCGGAGAACGCAAACATCACTTATTATTTAGGGGAACGTAGTTCCCCTATAACCCCTCCTTATAATACCTCGCTTCGCTCGGAGGCGGAACAAGGAGGGTTCATAAAGGAACCGCAGGTTCCCTTGGAAAGGCGACAGGCAATGGCCGAGAAATGGAATGAATTGATTTCTAAAACCAATGAATTAAATTGTTCCATTGCCGAGGCATTTTCCTTTTTCTCTGAGGATGACGACATGCGGATTTTTCTCTACATGATTGAGGTCTGGTGTGGCGGAAGTATCCATAATTTACCCATCTCATTTCTGCAACAACCCGAATGCAAGTCCGCGCTTTTCGGCGACTATGCAGGTTCGCACTGTTTGTTCAAGAAGGGCGCCAGAACATTGATTGACACGTTATCCAGGGGGTTTATAAACAAAATCATTTGCAACCAGATTGTTACAAAGATTGTCTACAAATTGAATGAAGTCGAGGTGCACACGAGAGAAGGGCTCGTATACACGAATACATTTTGTGGAACAACTATATGGTTTCAAAAAATATGCCGAGTTTAGAAGCAATTTGCCCCGCGGACAATGGGTTCAAATTAACCCGAAAATCCGACGAAGAAATTGTAGACACAGTCTTGGACCATTTGAAGCTGTACTTTAAGAACGTCCCCTTCCCAAAATCTTGACATATAACAAGATGGGAAGAAGACGTATTTACACAGGGTGCGTATTCTTACCATGACATGTCCGTGACGGATGCGGACATTGATGCGGTTTCGGAACCGGTAAATGGCACCCTGTTTTTCGCGGGCGAACATACGGACCCACTTTACTATGGGTCGTTGCATGCGGCGTATAATAGTGGAGTCCGCGTATTAAGAGAGATGAATCAAGAATAATTATTAAGAGAGATGAATCAAGAATAATTATTAAGAGAGATGAATCCTAACAATTTTTGCGCTTCCTCTTCTGTTTGATATCCCTTGTTCCATCCATGGTAAAAACATGTATCTTCAGCACTTTCATTTTCAATTGCAAACTCGTGTCTCTCCTCTTTTTTAGGAACTGATTTATTTAATAAGTGACAAGCAAATGTGAAAAAAACGTCTTCGTTATAGTGCATCTGTTTTGGATAATATTTCTCTATGATGTCCCAAGAAATCTTCTGCAAACAATCGAGCATTTCGGATTTTTTCCGCAGAGAACATCCACCATTGATTGCAAGTCCATATAATTTTTTATTTTCGGATTGCCAAATACAATTTGCCCCGCAAAATGCATAATTCAAATAAATGGATTCGTCAAACATCTTGTACATATAACAATCTTTCTGGAAAATCAAAATATGTTCTCCTGGGATGAGTTCCCAGAATTCGTTCGACATCAATATTCCATTGTATTCATCTATAGTTATATTTGGTTTATCGTCTTTGTAATAGATGCATTTTTCACTAATTCCGATAATCATACACTCGGGAAATTCCACCGCATATTTTTCGTGGGTAATAATCACCAAATTCCACCCATGGGGGTTCAAATGCTGCATAAAATTCTTGATTGCACCGACCATTAGTTTGTCGTAGCGCGGGTCCATTATCACCGCTACCTTTTCGGAATTTGGATGCCATACTATGTCAAGCGGTTTCTCTGCAAGGGACAAGAGAGAAGTTTCGTAAATATGTTTCATCGCCGTATAAAATATATGTAAACAATTTATAAATATTTTATATCTACTATTATATAGGAAATGGATAAGGAAACCAAGAAAATAGAAAAATTCTCGTTGGAACATTATACGTTCATAAATCAGTTTTTCGGTGACCAGACCGTGAGAGAAGTAATTGCCCAGGTTTTTCCAAATAAACGCTACCGATTTAGGGTTGAGGATTTTGGCAATAATACGCATCATCACGTTCTCTACGATGTGAAGAAAAAAACCAAAGTTTGCAGTGTTAAAAATGGAGACCAGATGATTGACGTCGACAAGAACGATATGTTATGTCAATCTTATTCGTTGCTCACTTTTTTCAACCAGCTGATAAAAAAAGACAAGAAGGAAAGACAAATGGATATGATTACAATGTATTCTGTAATTTTGGAAAGCAAGGAGTTTCGAAAACTGCTTGAAAATACGATTGATATTCCGAACCCAGCTTGGAGAGATTATCGCAAAGAGGATGCACCGCAATTCAAAATGGCGAAAAAAACGTTTTACGCCAATATTAAACGGGTTTTACAACATTGGCAAGAATATGGATACTGGTATTTTATCGGGGAAGGAACACAAAATTGAATTATTTATATTTGCAAATAATAAAAAATATAAACAATTATGAATAACGAATCGCCATTTATCCTATATAAAAACAACAAATCCGAGTTTATCAACAAGATATGTGCGCTTTGTCTCACTACACTTTACTACCCGGAAACCGGCAACAAAATGCCGAAATGTTGCAGAGTGGAATGCAGACATAGCTTTCACCAAGAATGCTTGGAACAAATGTTAGAACGGAAACATTCAAAATGCCCCGAATGCAGAGAACCGGT